AACAAACAATAATTGAACTGATTGTTTGAAAAAGCATGGCATATAAGTATAAAGAATAATAGAGAGATAATCTGAGAAAATAATTTAGCAAGCGATAATTTACGCAAATATTCAAACAGCAAAGCAAACCCCGAAAATCCAGTGTTTTCGGGGTTTTTCTTATATTCTAAAAAGCTATCAGACACCCTCAAAATACACAAAAATGTTCCGGTAACTAACAGGTAACACACAGGTAACTAACATGAAAACAGGTGTCTTGTGCAATACTTTTGAAATCTTGTGCAAGACACATTTTTGCATAAAAAAAGGGCGTTTCAATCGCCCTTTTCTTTGCAGTAATCAATGATACATGACCGGACATCCTTTTTTGTCCGGCAGTGGCAGGAATGACCGTCCTTGAATATGATGTCATATCCGTCGTGCATATTTCCGGTGATTCCGGAAATCATTTCTCTATTCTTTTCTGCAATCTGCATTGTGTCAAATAATCCGCATTGGTCTTTCCGGACAAGGTCTTGAATGTATGCGTTGACAGACATTCCCTTGTCGGATGCAAGACCTTTGATGATTTCTTTCATCCCTTTAGGTACTGCGAGATTGATTCGTTCATAATGCTCTTTATAAAAATTATTCTTGTATTCAGTTCTATTCATGACACCACCCACTTTCAAATCTTATTGATTGCCTCAAGTTTGGTCGGGAGTTCAATGTGCGTGTAGACTGTCTCTGTCACGCCCTGCCCTTTATGACCGACAATTTTCTTGATGAATCTCTCGTCAACTTTCTTTTCAGTGAGGAGAGAAATGCAGGTGTGTCTTGTGTCGTGTGGGCGGTGTCCGTCATAAACAGGTTCTTTTTTCGCTTCATCAATGATGAATTTCCCGAAACCAAACTCAAGCATCAAAGGAATCCAATAGGAATCATAATAGTTCCGGTATTGAAAAGGTTCGTCGTCGGGCGTACAAATCAGATGGTCGCATTTCCGGCTCAACCAGTATTCAAAGAAAGGTACAATCTTTTCAGCAATGGGAACTTCTCTGATTCCTGCCTCTGTTTTGGATTCTTTTACATAAAACCATCGTTCATCAAGGTGGATGTCCTTTTTCTCAAGGTCGAGGAGTTCCCCGATACGGACACCGGAATAAATCATAATGAGGATGACGGTGACATATACGTTTGAATCCTTACATTTCCAAAGAATATCAATCTCTTTTCTTGAAAAAGGTTTCCGGTTGTATGCGTTCGGGTTTCCTGCCTTGCTTATATCAACATATCTGACCATGTCTCTTTTATCTTGAGATACAATCTCATGAATAACAGCATAGTCATACATGAGACCCCACATGATTTTTAAGGTTTTGAGAGTGGGGGTGTTTTTGCCGGAGTTATCGACGACATTTTGCAGGTGGTCGAGTTTGATTTCAACAAATTTCATTTTCCAAAGGTCTTTTGATGTATTAAAAGCAGCTTTATAACCGTTTGTGTCCTTGATTTTTTCAAAGTGGATTTCTGACCACCTCTCATATACCTCCTCGAAAGTAATCGTTGCATGTCGCAAATCAAAAGGGTCTTTGTTATATTCTGCCAATGCAGTGAGTGCCTCTTTACGGGTCGGGTAATATCCGACGACCGTGTATAATTGTTTTGATTTACCTGTTTTCGGGTCGATTTCCCATCCTTTTGTCTTTTTGGCAACATAAGGATTCCGGCGATTTCCCGAAAGTTTGTAAACCGTTCCGAATCCGTTCGGTAGTTTCATAAAATCACCATCCTAAAAAAGAGTATAAAAAATAAAACCAATGCAAAAAGCACGGTTTTATGATAGAATGGTGTTTGCAGGAACATTCTGTCGGTGCTTTTTGCAGGAGCATGAGACGGAGGTTTCACAAAGGCGATTCACGTTGCAGCGTGGGTCGTCTTTTTTTATGTATTATTCATTCGCACGGCGTTCTTTTGCGATTTTTCTGTACTTGCGACCGATGATGACACATGCCACACCGCCCACAATAGCAATCAAGCCTCCAACCGGAACAGCGAACAAAAGGAGTATTCCGATAAGTGCGAGGAAAACTCCGAGAACAATCATGAGGATTCCACAAACACTATATGTATTAGTTGAATATTCCTTTTTCTGCGGTGCATTGGTTGAACTGGATGCAGCAGGATTTCCGTTTGCAGCCGTCAATCCTTTTGCAATGTCGGACACGCCGACGGTAGTTCTGTTATACACTGCGTTGTATGCTGCCTTTTTGGGGTCGTTGACGATTCCCATTCCCTTTTTACCATAAAAGGGATTGACCGCCTTTTTGACCTGCCGTTTGACTTTTCCTGTTGTTCTTGCCTTGATGCTTTTCTTGACATTTGGTTTTCTGACACCGTATTTCATGAACGCACCTCCATTTCTATAATTTGTCATTCGGTACACTTTCCTTGAGAAAGGAGGTGTGCAGAATGAAAATCCTTGTTTGGGAAGTGAGAACCTCAAAAGGTTTCACATTGATGGAGTTATCGAAGAAATCCGGAATCGGAAAATCCACGATAAACAACATCGAAAACGGTAAGGTGTCACCGACATTGTTTCAGCTTGAAATGATAGCGATTGCATTAGGCGTGAATATCACCGACCTGTTTGAATCCGAATACAAATAATTGTATCATATTGCAGCGGGATTCCGGCAGCGGGAGGAACGATTTCCACGATTATGGAAATCAACCTCAATATTTCCACAATCATGGAAATATATGATACAATGCAATTCGGAAAGGGGGTGGTGTTCCCTTTGAATTACAAAGAGGCTATTGCTGAAATAGTCGGAAAGATACACAGCGAACGCATCCTCAAGAGGATATATAAATTCGTTTTGTATCTGTACACCCATGAGACTGGCAGTTGAAAGACTGTCAGTCTTTTTTTGATGCAAATAAATCTATGATTCTTTGAAATGCAGCGATGTCCTCGTCGCTTGCCTCAAGTAATGCCTTGAACAAATTCTTGCGGGCATCGTCCTCACCTACCATGATGCGGTCAATTCTTTCAAGAAAATCGTCATCAGTATCAATAAACATCTCTCCGTCACCAGTAGTCAACCATATATAATCAACATTAAATTCACGGCAGATTGATTTGACAACCTGTTCAGTCACGGAGTTTTTTCCGTTTTCAATCTGACTGACAGAATTTTTTTTCATTCCTATTTTCTCACCGAATTTTTCAAGGGTAAGACCGAGCGTTTTTCTCACTTCTCTAATTCGTTCGCCTTGCGTCATGTGAAATCACCTCCTCTGTTTTTTAAAGCATAACACCGAAATAGACAAAAATCAATAAAAAAGTTCTTTCAAAGAACAAAAAAGTGTTGACAATGTTCTTTTAAGGAATTATACTGTTCTTACAAAGAACACGGGAGGTACAAAACAATGATGAAATCTGAATTTGAAAACCTTGCAGGCAGAGCGGTAACCGACGAACAGTACAGAGCAATCGAAATATTATACATGAGCAGCAACCTTGAAAAAGCAGAATTTGTGAAAAGCATGAGACCGATGCTCAAGAACATCCCACAACCGGAAAAGAAAAAAGACATCAAAAGAATGGTGGTGAGAGACCGCAGCGGTTTCAGAAAGACACCGAACGGATGCTATTACCACATCGAATATGTCGAGCTTGTGGACATCGACATCAAGACAGGAAAATACATCATCAAGCCACTTGAGGAGAAAGATTTCGAGCAGTTGGCAAAAGACGGACACAATCTTGATTTAGATACATGGTTCGATTTCGATTATGAGAACTGCATCGACGAAAAGAGAAAACCGATTGAATTGAAATATTAAAGCCGAAACGGGGCAGCAGTCGCCCCGTCAGTGTCCGGATGGCAACCGACACTCTGACGATGGCAAGCCGAAAGACAGCGTCAGCGATACCGTGGGAAACATGGCAGCGGTCGCACCTGCTAGAAAGTGCGTGGATGGTTGACAGGTTTTTGATGATTTTTAAGGTGAAAAGCATCGACACGGTAGACAATGCCGGAAAGCAGGTGGACGGGATAAAAAGACCGAGAGAACCACCAACAGGAGGAACCAAGATGGATATAGGACGAATATTGCCGACAGAGGCAGCAGCAATCCTCAATGTGTCACCGCAATTTGTGAGGGTAGCAATGCAACAGGGAAAACTCCCGATAGGAACGGCGGTGCAGATGTCCTCAATTTGGACGTATCACATTTCGGAAAAACTGCTTGCAGATTATTCCGGAAAGAACATAGAAAAAGAGATTGAGCGAATCCGAGGAGGTGTTGAGAAATGACGAGAAATGAGAAAAAGGCAGTGATTGAGAGCATGGCAGAAAAATTCATGAATATTGACGACCTTGAGGGAAAATCAATGACCATTATGGTGATGTCTGCGTATGCCGAGGGTAAGGCAGCGGGAAAAGCAGAGGAGCGTCGCAGATGGGAACAGAAAGAGGCGGTTGCAGCCGTTTAATAAAAACGCCCCGTCACGGTGGCGGGGCATACATAAAGCAGGAGCATGAGAACAAAAGAAAAAGGACAACCATTGCAGTGGTCGTCCTTGATTTGACTGATTGTGTCAGTCGCTATCCTTAGAAAATATTATAGCAAATCTGACACGAAAAAGCAACTTGAAAACGACCGGAAAGGTCGGGAAAACAAAGGGTTTTCGGAGGTTTTGTCGTCCTTGTAATAGATACTAACAAGTCTACGAAAACATAACAGGAGGCATGTGTCAGATGGCAAGAAAAAGAGGGATGCAGTTTATCCCGTATGATTATGAGGCAGCATATAACAAGGCGATGGAGGACATGCATGAATGGTTCATTGAGAACCTGTTCCAACATCGAAAGAAAGTGATATATGCACTCAAAGAGATAACAGCAGGAGACCAGTTTGAAATTGAGATATATCCACAGTTCCGGAGTATGGATGAAGTACCTCCGGAGGGGAGGACAATCAAGAAAGACAACAACAAGGCTCAAAAGAATCTGAATGACAAGAACGCAAGGAAATACGTTGAGAGGTTAATCAACGAGAATTTCAGCGACCGTGATATTTGGATGACATTGACCTATGATGACGCACACCTCCCGCCGGACGGTGATGTCGATGCAGCAATCAAGAATGTGCAAAAGTACATCCGACGCATCAACTATCAGAGAAAAAAGAGAGGTCTCCCGAATGCAAAATATGTCTATGTGACCGCATACAATCCGGATGCGGAAATCAGATGGCATCATCACATTGTCATGGATGGTGCGTTAGACATGGAGACGGTTGAATCCTGTTGGAAACAGTCAAGCAGGAATGAGGTTCGCAGGTTACAGACAGATGAAAACGGTCTGTCCGGTATGGCGAACTATATCGTCGAAGAAAAGAACCGTGTTCCGTCGGAAAAGAGATGGAACAGTTCGCAAGGATTGAGAGACCCACGAATCAAGGTCGTTCATTCCAAACGTCCGGCAGCAGGAGGCAGCTATAAAAAAATAGGGTCATTTGTTGACAGTATGGTCAAAGATAGGGATTCAATACCGGAGATATTAAAAAAGTGGTATCCGGACATGGATTTCACGAACGCAAATGTGTACTACAACGATTTTAACTGCATGTTTTACATACATGCACGAATGAGGAAAAGGAGGCTACAAAGTGAAAAGACGGAAAAGACAGGCAAGACATGCAGGACGACGTGATGCGTTCCATTTGACAATGATTGCGGTATTGATGACGGTGTTGTGTTTGATGATAGTGAATATCAAAGAACCGGAGCAGACCGAGGAGGAGCAGCCGGAGACGACACATGCGGAAGTGGTACAGAATCCGGAAACAATCGTGCAGACAGCAGAGGAGACCGAAAGCAAATACAAGGTTTTCGATGGTATGTCCGAGGACTGGGGGAGCGATGACCTTGAGGGATTCGTGCTTTATAAGTTACCGGAACAGTATGCGGATAAAGGCTATTTTCCGGAGAAAATGCAGATATACACAAGATGTCTATGCAAGCAAAATGACGTTCCCTATGCCCTTGTACTGGCAATCATTGAGCATGAATCCGGATATGAATTTGACAAGGTCGGAGACGGCGGGCAGTCAAAGGGATATATGCAGATATATGAGAAATGGCACACTGACCGGATGAAACGGTTGAACTGCACCGACCTCATGAACCCATATCAAAATGTGAGGGTCGGAATTGATTTCCTGTCGTACCTGCTCAAGAAATACGGCACGGTGCAGGATGCACTTGCAGCGTACAACTATGGTGAAAAGGGTGCGAGGGAACATTTGTGGAGCAATGGCGTGTATGTCTATTCATACAACAGTGCAATCATGCAGAGAATGAAAGAGATTGAGGAGGTGGTCGGGAAATGAGTTTTGACTGGCGACCGGAATCAAAAGACAGGTATTTCAGAAAAGCCGAGGCAGCAGTCAAGGCAGCGGGATTCGATGACATCCTGCAAATCAGCAAAGAACAGTTTGCAATCACGAAAAGCACGGTCAAGGTGTATTTCAAGCCGATTCCGAGAGAGGGAAAGACCCGCCGATGGTGGGAGACAAAGAAAAGCATCGCAGGGATGCAGGAGCAGTCCGGAGGGCGTGACGAGTTCGGCAGGAAAAAGAAAACCATTTTTATTCATGCCTATATGATTTTAGAAATGGAGGAGCAGGACAGGTGAGGGCGGGAGAAATCATTGAAAGAATCAGACACATGCTCAAGGTCAAGGACTGCAAACATGTATGTCTGTTCTGCGAATATTATGACATGTGCAAAGAGGAGGCGAAAGCGAATGAACATGAGATATGCAAAGAGAAGTGAGGACACGGAGCAAATCAACGTCGTGTCATGGGCGGGATGGAACATGAACCGTTATCCGGAATTAAAGTGGTTGTTCCATGTGCCAAACGGAGGCAGTCGAAACAAACAGGAGGCAGTCAAATTCAAACAGATGGGTGTCAAGGCGGGCGTTTCTGATTTGTGCCTCCCGTACCCGAAAGGCTCATACTGCGGGTTATTTGTAGAAATGAAATTCGGGAATAACAGGCAGCAGGACACACAAAAAGAGTTCCTTGCGGATATGGCAGCAGCCGGACATTTTGTTGCAACCTGCTATTCGGCAGAGGAGGCAATCAAGGTCATTGAGGAATATCTGAATTTGTCGGATGCGGTACACATGGAGAGAAATCTGAACATGAGCATCCCGAACAACAGCATCCTCAAGGACGGGAAAATCAAGAATTGAGGAGAAAAGCGATGAAAGTATTGATTGCGTTAGGTATTGCAGCGGTTGTCATGCTTGCGATGGTACTTCTTGCGGTGATTTTATTCGTGGCAGCAGTTGCGGTCGATATAGCGTCCGAATTTATGGACTAAAAAATATAACAGGATAACAGGAGGAAACAACATGAGAATTATTGCAGTAATGTCACCAAAGGGAGGAATCGGAAAAACGACGACATCCGATTCAATCGCCTATATGTTGGGCGAGGAGCAGGGAAAGAGAGTGCTTGTGTTAGACGGAGACCCGCAGGGCGATACATCAAAGACGTACGGGGTATTTGAACCGGACGGAATCGGAATGAGTGAGCTGCTTGAGAAACATGAATGTGTCGGCGGTACATACAAAACGGGTGATTTGATTCGCCCGACGGAATACTCACACGTTGACATCATTCCGGCGAACGGCTATCTCATGAAAACGGACATGAATTTGCTGCTCAAGTCAGAGGACAATCAAGTCACACGATTGCGTGAGGCGTTGGAGGAGGTAGCAGACGCATACGATTATTGCATTTGTGATTGTGGTCGACTGCTTGACATGGTGGTCATCAATATCCTCATATCGGCAGAGTTAATCATTGCACCCATAAAGGTTGGAGGATATGAAATCGAGGCATTGCAGAACCTTGAGGAGCAGATTGAGGACTTGAGAGACATCAATCCGGATTTGAGAATCAAGGCACTCATGACCATGCGACAGAAAAACAAGACCTCTCTTGAGGTTGAGGAGTGGTTGAAAGCAGATTCCGGATTTGACATGTTTGTCACTCCGGTTCGCCGTTCCATCGTTGCGGAAAAATCAACAACGGCAATGATGCCACTCCCGAAATTTTCAAAGCGTGGAATCGTGTCTCAAGATTACAGATGTGTTGTGCATGAGTTACTCAAGGAAATGGAGGGGTAAGGCATGGAAAACGAGACAATACAAATCCTTGAATTGTTCGGAGGGATTGGGTCGCCTCGATGTGCCTTGAGAAATTTGAACATTCCAACGAAAGCAATCGACTATGTGGAAATCAATGAAAAGGCGGTGCGTTCGTACA